TAACACGGCCGACTACAGCGCGTGCACAACGTGGGGTGTCTGGTACAACGAAGACGACGGGGGGAGCCCTAACTTGATACTGCTCGATGCGTTCAAGGACAGGATGGCGTTCCCCGAGCTTAAAGCCATTGCACTCAAGCACTATAAAGAGTGGAGCCCAGACGCGTTCATTGTTGAGAAAAAAGCAGCGGGCGCGCCCCTCATTCAAGAGCTGCGGCGCATGGGTCTGCCGGTGCAAGAGTTCTCACCTAGCCGTGGTAACGACAAGCATGTCAGGTTAAGCGCGGTGTCGGACTTGTTTGCGTCGGGTAAAGTGTGGGCTCCCGACACGCGCTGGGCGCGCGAGGTCATCGAAGAGGTGGCAGCGTTCCCCGTCGGCGAGCATGACGACTATGTTGATACGGTGTCACAAGCGCTGTTACGATACCGGCAGGGCGGGTTCATCAGCTTGGACAGCGATGAGCAGGAAGATAAATACTTCAGGGCGCGCAGAGCCGCGTACTATTAAGGATAAATTATGTCGATTGAGAAGTCACTATACCAAGCACCTCAAGGGCTTGCCGCACTCGAAGCCGAGCCCGATCTGGAGATTGAGATCGAAGACCCGGAGTCTGTCACGATTAGTGCAGGCGACACGGAGATTGTGATTGAGCCGGGCGAGGTTGATAACGAGTTCAACGAGAACTTGGCAGAAGTGTTGGATGAAGGCGACGTTTTGTCTTTGGCCAGTGACTTGTCAGGCGACATCGAGAATGACTTAGCCAGCCGTAAAGACTGGGAGAAGATGTACAAGGACGGCATTACGTTGCTGGGCTTGAAGTTTGAAGAAAGAACCGAGCCGTGGGACGGCGCGTGTGGTGTGTTCCACCCGATGATCACTGAAGCCGTGGTTCGGTTCCAGTCCGAGACTATTATGGAGACCTTCCCTGCCAAGGGGCCTGTGCGCACTAACATCGTCGGTAAAGAAACGCCAGAGAAAAAAGAAGCCGCCTCGCGCATCGAGGAGGACATGAACTGGCAGTTGACTGAGAAGATGCCCGAGTTCCGTATCGAGCACGAGAAGATGTTGTGGAACTTGCCCAGCGCAGGCTCGGCGTTCAAAAAGGTGTACTACGATCCGAGTCTGGAGCGCCAAGTCTCCATATTTGTCCCAGCAGAAGACGTTATCCTGCCATACGGCACGAGTGACTTAAAAACAAGTTACCGTATCACGCACCGCATGCGCAAGACCAAGAATGACCTGATCAAGCTGATGCACGCCGGGTTCTACCGCGAGGTTGAGTTAGGTGAGCCGCAGAAGTTCATGTCGGACATCCAAGACAAGAAGGACAAAGAGACGGGGTTCTCGGCAAGCTACGATGACAGGTTTGAGCTCTATGAGATTCACGCCGACCTAGACCTGCCGGGGTTTGAAGACTCTGATGACGAAGGCCCAACGGGCATCGCGTTGCCGTACGTGGTGACGATGATTCGCGGCACTAACGACGTGCTGGCCATCCGGCGTAACTGGAAAGAAGAAGACGAGCTTCAGCTCAAGCGCGACCACTTCGTGCATTACCAGTACATCCCCGGTTACGGCGCGTACGGTTTCGGGTTATTTCACCTAATCGGTGGGTTCGCTAAGTCAGCGACCAGCATCATGCGCCAGTTGGTTGACGCAGGCACCCTGAGTAATTTGCCGGGCGGCTTAAAAGCGCGTGGTTTGCGCATTAAAGGTGACGATACCCCCATCGCGCCGGGCGAGTTCCGTGACGTAGACTTGGGCTCGGGCAACATTCGCGACAACATCCTGCCCTTGCCATACAAAGAACCGTCGGCCGTGCTTGCTGCGCTGATGGACAAGATTGTCGATGAAGGGCGCAGATTCGCTGCAACGGCCGACCTCAAGATCAGTGACATGTCCAACCAAGCACCGGTTGGCAGTACGTTGGCTATTTTGGAGCGCACCCTCAAGGTGATGTCGGCCGTTCAGGCGCGTGTGCACTACGCCTTCAAACAAGAGCTGCAGTTGTTGGCGGGCATCATCCGTGACTACACACCGGTGGACTACGACTTCGAGCCAGAAGATGGCAGTCGTAACATCAAGCAGGACGACTACCATAACGTCGAGGTTGTGCCAGTCAGCGACCCTAACGCTGCAACCATGTCACAACGTGTTGTGCAGTATCAAGCTGTTATTCAGTTGGCCACCTCTGCACCACAGATATACAACCTGCCGATGTTGCACAGGCAGATGCTTGACGTGTTGGGTATCAAGCACGCGGACAAGCTTGTGCCGTTGGAAGAAGATCAGAAGCCGACAGACCCCGTGACGGAGAACATGAACGCGCTGATGGGTAAACCACTTAAAGCGTTCCTGTACCAAGACCACGAGTCACACATTAAAGTGCACACGGCCGCTATGCAAGACCCGGTTGTTCAGCAACTTGTTGGGCAGAACCCACAGGCACAGATGATCATGGGCGCAATGCAGGCGCACATCGCCGAGCACGTTGGCTACGCTTACCGCCAGAAGATCGAGCAGGCGCTTGGCGTGTCGTTACCCAACCCGATGGATGAGTTGCCACCAGAGATGGAGAAAGAGATCAGCCGTCTCATGGCAGAGGCCGCACCGCAGGTCTTGGCTCAGAGTCAGGCGATGCAGGCACAGCAGCAAGCTCAGCAAAACGCACAAGACCCAGTCTTGCAGATGCAGATGCAAGAGCTGCAGATCAAACAAGGCGAGCTTGACCTCAAGAAACAAAAGCTGTCTGTTGACGCAGCGGCTAAAGCAGACGAGTTACGCCTCAAAGAAACCGAGATTCAGAACAAGAGCCAGCTTGAAGGCACGCGCATTGGGGCAGAGTCAGCTAAGACTCGCTTACAGCTTGACTCCCAGAACCAGCTTGAAGGTCTGAGGATTGGCAGTGACATCGCGCACAAACGCGCGCAGCTAGCAGCACAGAAGGACAAACCACCTAAAGGGAATAAATAATGGATTTACTGGTTATGGATTTTGTCGAAGCGATGCGCAAGAAAATTCGCGACGACATGAATAACTACACTGACGACTTGGCAAACGGTCAGTGCACAGACTTTGCTACGTACAAAGAGCTTTGCGGGGTGATTCGGGGTCTAGCCTTTGCAGAGCGCCACTTGTTAGACCTCGCTGAGTACTTAAAGGAAGATCACGATGAGTGAAACCATCGCCTTACCGGCAAAGGGCTTAATTCTGCCCCCCGGCGTAGCACAGTCAGTAGCACCAGTAGATAAAGAGTACGAAGAAGCAGAAAAGAAAGCCACGCAACTTCCAAAAGCAAAAGGTTGGAGGATTTTGTGCGCTTTGGTGACTGCCGATAACGAGTACGAAAGTGGCCTTGCTAAGGCAGGCATGACCAAGAAGAACGAAGAACTGACTTCACCGGTCTTGTTTGTGCTGCAGAAAGGGCCTCTGTGTTACTCCGATTTATCAAAGTTTCCAGACGGAGTTCATTGGTGCGAGGAAGGCGAGTTCATTATTACTCGACCCTACACAGGCACACGCATCATGATCCACGGTAAAGAATTTCGGATTATCTACGACGATCAAGTCGAAGCTACCGTCGAAGACCCACGCGGAATCTCGCGCGTTTAACAGGAGTTGCAAATGGCAGATGACTACAAATTCCCAGATGAAATTGAAAGTAAGGGTAAACCCGAAGATAATGACGTAAATGTCAGCATTGACGGCGAAGGCGATATCGAAATTGATATCGAAGATGATACCCCCGAGCGTGACAGGTTTGCAAAACCACTAGATCGCGAAGTTGCTGAACCTACCGACGAAGAACTTGAGTCGTACGGTAGCAAAGTAAAAGCTCGCATTAAAGAGCTCACACATGCACGCCATGACGAACGCCGTGAGAAAGAACGTCTTGCGCGCGAGAAGGCCGAGCTTGAGCGAGTCACGCAGAAGTTAATGGAGGAACGACGCCGTTATGTGCAGTACATCAACGACGGCACGCAAACCCATGTTGAGACGTTGAAAGCCAAAGCCGAGGGTGAGCTTGAAATGGCACGGCGTAAGTACAAGGAAGCACAAGAGTCTTATGACTCCGACGCCATGCTTCAAGCTCAAGAAGATTTGACTGATGCAAAAATGCGACTTGAAGCCGCAAAAAATTTCCGTCCTACCCCTTTACAAGTAGAACAGGAAGTAGTACAACAGCAGCAACAGGTACAAAAACCGGAACTCGACGATAAGACCTTGCGCTGGCAAGCCAAAAACCAGTGGTTCGGGAATCCGGGGTACGAAGAACTTACAGCTTTTGCACTAGGGCTGCATCAAAAACTAGTTACGACGGGCTACGACCCTCGCTCAGATGAATATTTCGAGAGAATTGACTCTCGCATGCGTAGTGTCTTTCCTGAAGTTTTTCAAGGAAACGACAAGACCACAAAGGCTGAACCAGCCCGAAAACCCGCTACTGTAGTCGCTTCGGCTTCTCGTTCAACGGGGGCTAAAAAGACCATCAAACTATCTGCTTCTGCAGCTCGCACAGCAGACAGACTTGGTGTATCACATGCAGACTATGCTAAAGAGTTTTTAAAACTGGAGGCCAACAATGGTTAACCCACGCACTTCGAGAGACATGGATACTCGTGAAAAAAATCCTACCCGTTACGTGTACACACCCGTAAGCGCTCTCCCTGATCCAACGCCTGAACCCGGATATCGGTTCCATTATTGCGCTGCAACAATTTTGGGTAACGACAATCCGACGAACATGTCTCAAAAGTTTCGTGAAGGTTGGGTGCCGGTTAAAGCTGTAGATCATCCTGAATTGCAAATCGCTGGCAATAAAGATGGAAACGTTGAAGTCGGTGGTCTTATCTTGTGTAAGGCTCCTGAAGAGATGGTTCTAGGTCGCCATGAGCACTATGCCCGCGCTGCGCAAAACCAGATGGACTCGGTGGATAACCACTTTATGCGTAACAATGACGCCCGCATGCCTCTACTGGCCCCAGAGCGTAAGAGCTCTGTGACACGAGGGGGAACCGGGTTTGGTAATGGTTCTAAATAACCCAAATCGGAGGACTTAAATGTCTACAGTATCCAGCCCCTACGGGCTAAAGCCGATCAACTTGATCGGGGGTCAAGCGTTTAACGGGGGAGTAATCCGTGAAATTCTGCTGACCACAAACAACACCGCGCCTATCGGCTTTGGTGACTTGGTTCAACTCGGTGCCGCCGTTGCTGGTCAGCCGACTGTTGTGACTGCTACTCCTACCACTTCGTCTGTCGGTATCGTCGGCGTTTGTGTTGGCGTACGTTACCAGTTGCCCGGTCAACAGCTTGGGTATCCTCTGTATGCTCAGTATTTGCCTGCTAACGCAGTCACTGCTGGCTACACAAACATCTACGTTCGCGTGATGGATGATCCAGATGCACTGTTCCAAGTGCAATCGTTGGGTTCGATTACCGTTGCTTCTATCGGTAAGACAATTGCTCTGGCCAACTTTACTGGTGGCACAGGCTCTACAACTGTTAACACGACATCTGGTAACTCAGTTGTTGCGTTGTCAGCCACTGTAGCCAACACCAGTGCATTAGCTTGCAAGATTGTTGACTTGGTTAACGCTAGCTCTTCATTCGGCGGCAACTTCCCATCTAACCCCGGTGACGCGTACACCGATTGCATTGTCAAGCTGAACTTCGGCGTGCACTCGTACTACCAGTCTGCTGGTACAACTGCTTAATAAAGGAGCTAACAAATGACTATTTCACGTTCGCAGCTCCTTAAAGAGCTACTCCCCGGCCTCAATGCCTTGTTTGGTCTTGAGTACAAACGCTACGGCGAAGAGCATAAAGAACTGTACGAAACTGAGAAATCAGAGCGTTCGTTCGAGGAAGAGACCAAGTTGTCTGGTTTCTCCGCTGCTCCTGTAAAGTCTGAGGGTGCGCAAATCGCTTACGATAACGCACAAGAAGCTTTCACAGCTCGCTACTCACACGAAACCATTGCTTTGGGTTTCTCGATCACCGAAGAGGCGATTGAAGATAACCTGTACGACAGCCTGTCTGCTCGTTACACCAAAGCTCTGGCTCGCGCGATGTCGTACACGAAGCAAGTTAAAGCTGCTTCAGTGTTGAACAACGGCTTTACCAACTCGTCACAGTACTACGGTGGCGACGGCGTGCCTTTGTTTAGCACAGCACATCCGCTCGTGTCTGGCGGCACCAACAGCAACACCGCATCAACCCCTGTTGATTTGAACGAAACTTCGCTGGAAAGCGCTGTTATTCAGATCGCTGCTTGGGTCGATGAGCGCGGTCTGCTGATTGCTGCTAAGCCACGCAAGCTGATCATCCCTCCAGCGTTAATGTTTGTTGCTACTCGTCTGTTAGAGACTAACCTCCGTGTTGGTACTAACAACAACGATATCAGCGCAATCGTTAACAACGGTTCTGTACCTGAAGGCTACGCTGTAAACCACTTCTTGACCGACACAAACGCTTGGTTCTTGTTGACCGACGTTCCAAACGGCCTGAAGCACTTTGAGCGTATGCCTATGGAAACAAAAATGGATGGAGATTTCGATACGGGCAACGTACGTTACAAAGCCCGCGAGCGTTACTCGTTCGGCTGGTCTGATCCCCTCGGCGCATGGGGCTCAAGCGGTTCGTTCTAATTAAATCAAGCACTTAGCTAGATTTGGCCCCACCCACAAGGTGGGGTTTTCTTTTGTGTAATAACGGTTTATAATTACCTGTAACTAAGTTCTTACGGAGATAGTTATGAACCAACCTAAAACACGAAAAGAAGCAAAAGCCGTTGGCGCTACGCATTACTACACAGGCAAACCCTGCAAGCACGGGCATGTAGCCCTACGCAAAACCAAAGGGGCTTGTGTTGAATGTGTAAAAATCGAATGGCAACTTAGCAATGAATCCCGCGCAGAATATTTTAAAAAATACAATAAACGCGAAGATATTAAAGATCGAAAAAATGATTGGTATCAAGCTAACCGCGCTGCGGTAATTGATCGCGCAAAAACCAGACCTTACGAAGAGACAAAAGAATACAAAAAACGATGGAAAGAAAATAACCAAGTGTGGGTTCGTGCCGACACAAAAGCGCGTAGACGTAAACATAGGGATGCCACGCCACCGTGGTTAACCGCAAAACAAAAATTTGAAATTAGGCAGCTTTATCAAATAGCTATTACCATGTCTAAAACAACTGGTGAGCAATACGTGGTTGATCATATCGTGCCTTTGCGTAGCCCCAACGTTTGTGGATTGCATGTACCGTGGAATTTGCGAGTTATTACGCAAAAAGAGAACCTTACAAAATCAAACAAAATGCTTGCGCCGTAACAAAATAAAGCGTATAAATAGCACATCTGGGTGTTAACCTTACCGCACTGCCCCAGCAGACGATGCAACGATTGGTAAGGTTCTTTTGCATAAGGAATTACTATGGCACGCGCTACCTTTGAAGGTCCAATTCTTTCGGGCGATATTCGTTTTGGTGCTTTGCGTGACGTTGGTTACGCAAGTTTGGTTCAATCAGCAACACTGAACCTTGCCAACGTTACAGCAAACACTGCTGGGTATGCTGGTTCATCGGGCGTTTTTGTAGACTCAAACGGCATTCCTAATACCACTGCAGTTGTCTATACACCTTCGTCTTCGGTTTATCCACCTGTTGCAGCGACTATTCCTGCTGACAGCGCAACAAACATCTATCGTGGTTTTGCTGCCTTCCTTCCCGCAGGTAGCCGTATTAATGACATTCTGGTTGATATCGGTGTTGTACCTGCTGTTGCTGCAGGTACGCTGACTTCAGCCACTGTGTACGTTTCAAACAACTATACAGCCGCCGCTGGTACACCTACATACGGTGCTACCGCTGTTCTGACCTCACCAGCAGTTGGTCGCCAGTCATTAGCTACATTTACTGCTACGCAGTTGGCTAACCAGCAAGCTACGTCGTCAGATATCACAAACGCCGGTCAACCAGCAGTTTTGTCGCAAGTCGTGTTTACGATTGCTCTGGTCGGTACGTCGATGACTTCACCTTCGGCTGGTACGTTCTACTTCACAGTTCGCTACACACAAGCTGACGGCAGCATCGGTTCTGCAACCGCTTATCCTTACGGCAACTTTGACTAATTGATCGCGGGGCTACGGCCCCATTCTTTGATTTAGGAGATCAATTATGATGCAAACTGACGTACTATCGGGTCATCTGAACGTTAGCGGGGTT